AATAAGAGCAGTAAACGGTTGTATAACAATTGTTTACTGCTCTTTGTAGCCCCGAGGGGAATCGAACCCCTATCTAAAGTTTAGGAAAGTCTTGTTCTAACTCTAATAATCAGTGGATTACAACGGATATTGTGATTTTTGTAGAATATTTGTAGAAATAGTATGATAATTAGGCTTTCTACAAAGAAAATGGAAAACCCCACTTCTACAAAAAGAAGCGAGGTTTTCACTAATGCAACACCGATATAAATTCGGCACTGCAAAGATACAAAAAACGTGCGTACTTCTCAGTATGCACGTTCTGAAATGAAAAAAGTATTCTACAAAAGCTATTTTTTTAGCTCTATATATTCAGTATATGTAATTTTGTTGTGTGGATTTGAATTTACAACATCCATCTTTATAGCCTTCACCCCAAATCGGAAGAAAAGAAACTTTTTCGGTATCTTATGTATGATATGGTGTAACGTGTCGGCACTTTCTATCTTAGCAGATAATACCCCTTTGTCAATAGTTCCCCTTAAATCTATCCAAGAATCATGCCATCGAAAATTTAAAAGAGTATCAAGCTGGTTGCGATACACTATGCTATCACGTACTTCTGTTTTTATTTCTATTTCCGTTTTGGTTGCTGTTGTTGTAGCTGCCTGAATACGTTTGAGCTTTATATTCAAATCATCTACTGTTTTGGTAAGATCCTTGTTTTTCTTCTCCAGCTCATTTTTCGTCAGTTCCAACCTTAAAACAGAAGTAGCGTTTTTCCCTGCTTCTGTTTTGTAGTGTTTCACATCTGAAAGCAATGCTGCTTGATTACTATCCAAGCGATCACGCTCTTTCTTTACGCTATCCAATCGTTTAAACAGAAAGATATTTGCTCCTACAAGTAAAACAAACGCAATAAACAAAAACTTACGCATAATTTTCTATGTATTTAAGGATTGAATCAACGTGCAACTGGATAATTTGAGCCTTTCCTTCTGGAGATAGTAGAAACTTACAATCAGTTTCATTATCCATAAAGAAATTTTCCGTCAAAACAGCCGGGCATGAAGTCTTTTTGAGTATGTAGAAGTTATTTTCCCAATCTCCATCCCCATCCGACCAATCACCTCTAATTTTCCAAGTTCCTCCAAACATTCTATTTGCCATATCCCAGAAGACTTGCGCCAAATCATCAGCTTTTGTTTTTCCAGGACTGGTATGTATTTCCCATCCCGTACCCTTGCCAGTTCCAGAAGCGTTACAATGAATAGAAACAAGAAGCGTTTTTGTCTTACCGTATCGGGCTGCTATCTCGTTTGCTCTTCTGGCTCTTTCTGCCAAAGGTACGTCTATATTTTCCTTTACCAACAATTCAGCATCTATACCTTTTGCTCGTAATTGGTTATATACGCCTTTGGCAATTTCTCTGGCATATTCCCATTCAAATAACTGTGATCCGTCCGACCACTTCGGAGATCTTTTACCTGGTGTATTTTCTCCGTGTCCGTTGTCTAATAATACTTTCATACGTTTTTATTTTCGTTTTTTTCGCTTAAACATTTGGTTACTCCAGCCGAAGCAAACAAAGCTGTAATAGCACCGACAAAAGCCGATAAGCCCATAAGATCGGTTTTGATAGACTTGTTTACGATTACTTCATAAACCAAAACAAAACCTACAATAAACAGAAGGAAGCACCCCATTAAGGTAACGGCAACAAGAAAAAAACTCTTGCTACTATGTCCTGATCCATTCTTGACAAGCTCTTTCAAATATTCGGTTAATCTCATAATTTGCGCTCTTTTACTTCTGGAAGGATATACTGAATGTGCATAGCTGCAAAATGAAGTTTCTTACGTGCATTTTCTTCGTCAAAGTCATTTGGCAAACACTCCGTGAAATCACATATCAAAGAACCTACCCAGTCATGGGTGGTGTCATGCAACTTTTGTACAACCAAAGATTGAGTGCCGTTTGAAGAAAACAACGCTTTTGCACGTGTTCCATCCAACGAATCTATCTCACGGATTAGCATAAACTCATTCTTTGCCATTGCTGCTGTGAACTTTGGAAGTTCCGACATCTTTATATCCTGCCAGTAGTCGCTAATACGAGCCACACCCTTAGCCGTAACCTCATATAAGATGGTTAAATAATGATTTTCACCCAATGGATAAGGCTGTATGATATACACCCTATCACAAGATAAGTCATTTAAAACCTTGTGAATTTCACCATATACACGAGCTGAGTTTTCACTTCTACGAGTGCTTTTTCTTTCTAACTGCCTTTCAAGCTCTTTAGCCTTAATATCAGCAAGCCGATTATGCTTTAACTGATTGTACGCAAACCAGCCCGTACCCAAAGCTGTTATACACGCAAATAATGCTGCCCAATCCATATTTTATTAAGTTATTGATTAATAACTGCAAATATAGCTTCTTTGGTGTATATATACACCATAAAGTATAGAAAATTATATTTTTGAAGCTATTAAGGCTTCCAATTTGTTTATTTCATCCCGTACACTCTGCCTTTTTTGGTGAAGATCCGCTATATCATACGGCATATCAAGTCCGATTAAAGAAGCCTCATAGCATTTCGTTACACGATAATCGCCTATAACGCTGTCATTGCTGGTAAGAGAGGTTTTCAGTTCATCTATCTTATTCCGAACGAGTTTAGCATTAAACTTTTGTTCGTATTTATAGCTTATTTTATCCTCTGCATCATAAGGTACAATGCGAACGCTATAGTATTCAGGACATTGCAATTTAGTATCATCCACAAGATCTACAGGTTTCCACCCTAAAGCGGACAACTTAGTTTGTTGTTCCTGAATTGATACTATTCTCGTTTCAATCTCTCCGGTTTCTTCATTTTTATACTTCTCCATATATTCTTCTAAAAATTTGGAAACGAGAGATCCGTTTTCGTCTATATAACCATATTCAATCATAATATTAATATTTATATCTACAAACTAACCATGCTGATTTTTTTACACCATCGACATATCCCACTGTAAAATGGAATATAGCTCCCTGACCTTCGCCAATATCATAATAATCATTTTGGGTATGATCGTCATACAGCACATTTCCGCTACGTGGGTAAACTCTCATATATCCAGTCCACCATTGTTTAAAAAATATAGTCCTACCAATCACACCATCAGAAGGGAGGTAAACTATCTGCTGGTTTCTTGAATAACCAATAACCAGACTGTCTGTTTCTGACAAATAAACAGCAGAAGTTGTTTCTTCTATAGCCTTTCTATGTAAAAATAACCCTGCTGCCATTAAATTTTGGAAGAATCCACCATAAGCCGGAGCCGTTCCACTGTTTGAAGCTCTACCATATACGCCAGCCAAGAAGTTTTCATTACTCCAATCACTTTTATTCACAGAACCAAATCCAAGCCCAACGATAGCAGCCTTATGTGTATAACCCAAAATAGCCGAAACAGCCTGTGTTTCTGCATTATTACAAAATATACCTGTAGGCGACATATAGGCTACACGGCTATTACTCTTACTTCTGGCTTCAATCAAACCGTTATTTGCATCTATCGTAATCTTAGATCCCTGATATTGGCTTTCTGAATAATCACCACCAGACATACTTGATTCTATAAAAATACGAGCCATAGAAGCATCCAGCGTGATTTTATTACCATCCAGAAGAGTAGAAACAATCTTTCCACCACTCATAAACCAATCTCCAATATTAGCACCCTCAGCCAATAGCAAATTGGTTGCTATGCTCTCAAACTCAGCACCGAAATCATTCCAATAAGCCGTATCGGTAGGTACATGATTTTGAAAGCCATTTCCGGCATCCACCCTGGCAACATAATAGTGTCCGTTATATTTTACTGCATCTACACGCCTTGAAGTGCCATAGTAAACTTTAGAACTGTCATAGACACCACGATAAACCATAGTAGGACCAGTATCGCCATTTCTACCATCCACGCCATCATACGGAGTTTGCCGGACTGGTGTACTCCAGTTCTGTATCAATGAATTTGTTTCACCATTGATTTTTGCTACTGTAAACCATAAGTATTGCAAGGTTCCTACAGTTGGAACGGTTGTACTCCATCCCGAAGGATTACGGCTCGTTTTACTCAGTGAAGGCGGTGTACTTCTGGAGCCATTAACAGCGTACCGATATTCAAAATAATCTCCGTTGTTTCCAGGATCTCCATCATCCCCCTTATCGCCTTTATTGCCTTTTGCTCCTTCTGCAACAATGATCCAATAAGATGTATTCGTTGGTACATTCCCCCTGCTTGGAGTTTTGCTGACATAGCGATATGTGGAAGTTCCGTTACTTGTTGTATAAGTTACTTCATCACCCCAATAGTAAGTATAAGAGCTGCTATAAGTGCCACGAAAACAGCCTATAGGACTTTCATCCCCACTTTCACTTTGTACGATTGTACCTTTCAGTCGTAATTTCCTATCCCCTCTGGTATTCCAATCCAGATAGCTATCTGTATCTCCCACACGAAAGGCATTATTCACAAAATCTATAAAGTTTTGCCCATCGCTTGAAACGATTCTGTCTGTAGTTATTCTTCCTGGAAGTATTTCTGTGAATCCGAATAGTTCTACAAAGGAACGATCCTCTTCAAATTCACTGTTTAGAATACCTACAAGAAAATGATAATAACCCTCTACGCCTTCCAGCTTGATAGCGTTTTTACTTAAAACGTATGATCCAGTAGTGCCATTTTTGTTAGCCTTCACATATAGATAATACCCTACGGTTTCCGTCAAAGTTGGAGAAGTATATTTTTCAATATCCCAAAACTTATACTCACTGGCTTTATGCTCAGAAGAAAGTGTATTTATCCCGATAGTCATGTGCTGTAGTATTCCTCCTGGAGCCGAAAGCACTTTTTTTGTACTGTCATAAGTAACGAGATATTCTACTTGTGCCGGATTGGTTTTGTTGTTCACGAAGCGGAACTGCAAACTTTCATCACCAACAAGCAAACTCATTGTTTGTACCGAAATCGGACTGATAGAGCCTGAGAAATGCAAAAGAGCGTCATTCAACATTGAAATAGTTTCTTTTGCATCCCTGAAACGTCTTTTTGTAAACTGAATAGAGTTTTTATATTGGTTATCGGTTTTAATCTCGTTGCTTTCTATCTTGTTTAATTCGCTGGAAACTGTTGTGCCAGTAGTCGTATTGGATAATTCAATAATCGGGCTGTAAGGTCTGTGTATATACTCCTTAATGCTGGTGATTCTTATCTTTATGCCTTCTGGTATGAATTGCGGATCCTTAAAGAGTATGTAGCCTCCTAATTTGATTTTTCCACCGATAGAGAGCCAACGCTTTTTAGAATAAATGCTATCTAATTCCCCTTTGAATGTGAATTTCGGATCTTCATTCTCATAAAGATATTTGGCAGCTTCCCTGAACATATCCCAGCTTGCACCTTCTTTCGTTGAGTTATTGCAAATGTACGCATCCGGCAACTGTATTCCGAACACAGCATATTTATCCTCCAAGTTAGGCTTATAGATGTCATTAGGCATAACCTGACCGTCTATTTCTTGTGGTGTTATCAGAAACTTACGCTCTTTATGAACATATTTAACCTCAAACTCTTTGCCAGCAAGCATACCCGATTGAAATATAACAGTCATAGTATTGCCCTCTATCAAACAATCCTCAAAGTTCAGATCTTCGGGAATAGAGCTATCTATAAAATCATAGAAATTCTTTTCTTCATCAGAAACAATAATATCAGAAACACTACCTACCCTTTTGGGATAAATATTAGAACAATCCAAACTATCCTCTTGAACATCCGTAAGGGTTATATCAGCCCGTTTTATATACAAGCCGTCCGCATCCGAAACGTAAGCACGCCCTTCATACTCCAATCTTTGATTTTTGGGCAAAAGCAATTCCTTAGATCCATATTTGCTAAAGTCTATATTCTGCTCCCCACCTTGAACGTACAATATGGTAACTGGTCTATTTCCGTCCTTGTTGGAGCGTCCTAAACCTGGAACAAAACCTTTATCTTTCCCATATTCAAGAGGCAAAGGTTCACCCTTGTTATATTCAACTTTACGCAAGTGTATCGTTTTGATAGCCGGATCTATTTCATACTCCGTCTTAAACGTATCGGCAATAGTAGGCAAAGCCTCACTACAAAAGATATGGTTGTAGTTAATAGTCTTTTCTTCTGCTTCGATACATTCGCCAACCTTCCAACCGCTATCTCTCATGTTGAGATTATCTACAATTAACTGTAGATGCTCGTGAGGTTTTGCAGTGTAATCGAACTTTAAACGCTTAGAAACAATATCCCGGCATTTGTATTTACCCAATATTGCGCCTATGTCATACATTACAAGAGTGTATTCAAAATTCCGACTGCTTTTCTTCTTGAAGTCGTCAGGATCCATAAGGTAGTAAGTGATATTCTTGTAGATACAATAAGCTCCTACGGGAATGTTTATGAACTCTTCACTGGCAAAGTACAGATAAAGAGTGCCTACATTCTGTAAAGCCGTATATCGGTAGCTGCTTGTATCTACCAGAATATCAATCTCCTTGTTGTTGAAATGTATTTTCATGTTTACTAAGTGAATTGATAGATCTTACCATTTCCGCATTTCATCCCTTTAATCGTAGTGCTGAAAGGGAAAGCGTCTTTGGGGATCTGATCCAAAGTTTTCTTTAAAGAAGCTGCGTTTGTGAAAAACTTACCATCCGCACCATTGCTATGTTTAAATTTCACAAGGTATCTTCCTTCACCGTGCGAAGTCTTTACATCTGGAATGAAATCTTCTACAATGATCTCACAGTTCAGCACGTCCGAAATAGAAACCTGGCTACAGTTGAACATTTTACGTTCATCTTGTACGGTTACACCTAACTCACTAAACTTTTTCATCACAATATAATATTAAGTTCCTTACAATCGTTATCTATCATTTCTTTGATAGCTTTTCTCTTTTGCAAATATTCCTTGTAATCTTCGGTAGCTGATTTTTCAGTAAGAATACCGAGCTGGGCAGCGTTATAATCATTGATAATCTTGGCTTCTTTATCCGAATCCCACAAATGGGTAATAACTGCCTTTTTCAGCTTATCATTTGTAACCATTCCCCAAACAACAACTTCGTTACAAGTCCATTTTGTAGTTTGCCCATTATCTCCAGCTTCTCCAAAATGGTTTTCTACTTGAACTTCCTGAATATCCCAACGGTATGTGTAAGAACCATTTCCGTTAGCCTCTAACTTAGAAGGCTTAAAATCGTAGTGTATCATATACTTGCTTTTTAATTATTGTTTTTAATAGATGCTTAGAATTACTATATTTAGCCCAGCCAAACCAACTGCAAATAACTTGCTTGTATTCCATATCGGAAATGTGCTTTTTCTTATTCAGCTTGGCTGCCTTCCTACATAGATTCTTTTTGATTCCCTTCCGAATAAGGGTATGGGTATGGTAAAAGACATACCCGACAAAATCAATACCTCTATGGGTATCAATTTTGAATACTTGAAACTTCCATTTCTTTTTTCCAGTTTTAGGATCCACTTTACGAAGTGATAGCTTTAAATTGTCATGCAGATATTCTTCAATCTCTATACGGAGTTTGTGAAGCTGTTTAGGATCATCGCCTAAAATCACAATATCATCTGCATACCTAAAGTAATATCTTACCTTCTTAACCTCTTTTATCCAGTGATCGAAGTAAGCCAGATAAATATTAGCAAAATACTGACTTAGATAGTTCCCTATGGGTACGCCATCAGCACTGTCTATAATCACATCAAGCAACCAAAGCAGATCTTTATCTTTGATTTTCTTCCGTAATATTGTTTTCAAAATATCATGGTCTATACTTGGATAGAACTTCACTATATCCATTTTCAAGCAGTAAGTAGTATGTTCTGGATCTTCTTTCAAAGCCTTCTTTACTTTATCTGCTGCTTTATGAATACCACGATCCTTAATGCAAGAATAGGTATCTTCTGTAAATAAGGACACCCATATAGGCTCCAGAATATTCATAATGGCATGGTGCAAGATTCTATCAGGATAATAAGGCAAACGGTAAATAAGCCGTTCTTTGGGATCTCTGATTATAAATACCTCATATTTAGAATTTACAAAAGTCTTGTTTTTCAAAGATTCGTGAAGAGCCAGTATGTTTGCTTCCCTATTCCTATCGTGTCGTTTGACACCATAAGAACACAACTTGCCTTTTCTGGCTTTTTCATCAGCCAGGCGCAAGTTGTCAAGTGAAATAATTTGCTCGTATAAATTACTTAATCTCTTCATATTCTTTGTTTTTCGTACTCAGAGCCTTCGGTTTCCCTACCAGCACCTTTATGAGTTATGTTATCTTCTACCAATAGGTAAGGTCGTTGCTTCGTATGTTGAGTTAATTTTGAAAAATCATAGCTGAGAGCTGACATTCGCATTCGTATTCGAGGGGGTGTTATTCGTATTCGCATAACCGAAGCCTGCATGATCGCCATTATTCGTATTACCGCTGAAAAGGACACCCACCAGCAACCAACCTATATTTATTTGTTTATTAATTATTTAAGTTTTGCAGTCTAAACCTGGCTCGCTTCACGATTCAGGAATAAAACAAAGCCGAGAGCCGACATGCGCATACGTAGCCGAGGGGGCGTAACCCGTATTCGCATAACCGAAGCCCGCACGATCGCCATGATTCGTAGAACCGCCGAAAAGGACACCCCTAAG